TATTAGATGCTTCATCTAATTTAACTCTCTCTATCTCTAGCATTCTTTTCATAATTCTTAACTCCTTATGTATTAAATATAACAGCTAATGTCATATTTACAAGGTCAAAACAGAAAAAAATGGGTACAAAATGAGTACAAGATATATTTTTAAGAAATAAAATTTTAGGTTGGAGAGGTGTAAAGTATTGATATAGTTGAGTTTTTTAGTGGTGACCCCTACGGGATTCGAACCCGTGTTGCCGCCGTGAAAGGGCGGTGAATTTACGTCATCTACTACCCAAACAGTTGATTTACTTGAGCATACTACCCAGTAATTCCCACCCATACCCCATCAAAAAGTGGGTACAAAATGGGTACAGTTAAGATTTGTTTTTACCCATTAAAGATTTGTTTTTTTTCTTACCTTTTTTCATAGGTTTTTTTTTGGAAGGTGTGCTTCCATATGATGATTTGCCGTACATATTTTATCCTTTCATTTTTTTCATAATTGACATTGCTTTAGATTTAGCACCTTTAGATAAATCTTTTGCATGATAAACTTGTTTAGAACTAGCATTGTGTGTCTTGCCAGTATGAATAGCACCACCAGGCATCTTATGTACCTCACCTTTATATGGTTTGCCATCTCTAAAAAAATGAATTCCTTCTGCCATTATATTCTCCTTCTAAGTCCATTTAGTTTTGTTTGCCCAATAAGCTGCACTCATCACGCCCTTATCGATATTCTTTTTATGTCTAGCCTTAAAACTCTTTTGTCGTTTGGTGGGCGTTTTATCGCCACTAACGCCTTGTTGCCCAAACCTAATTGTTTTTATTTTACTTCCTGACTTTGCAACAACCATATGACTTTTGGTTGGATGATTTGGTGTTCGTTTAGGTTTGTTGTAGCCACTAAGTTTAAATCTTTTTAAAAGACTTGCACTCATGTTGAACGTACTGATCCCATCTTAGCTGCTTTCTGAGCGAATTGTGATCCACCCATTTTAGTCATGGTGCCATAAACATATCGATCTGCTGCTTTACCTTTAAGACCTTTTTGTTTAGCTTTCGCCATCAAAGATTTTTCTAATTTTTCTTTCATCATGCCAGGCATTATACTCTCCTATATTGTCTTGTTTTTTTCATGATTGATTCAGGTTGTTTAGAAAACTGTTTACCAGCCTTCTTAGCTTTTCTTTTAGCAGCTGTAGTTGCAGCATATTCAGCTGGTGTTAATGCTTTTATGGCAGCTGTGGGTAAATATCTTTCTCCAGTTACACTTGATTTTTTACCTGACTTTGTACGCCACTTTTGATCTCCCCAGCTTTTAAGACTTTGCTGTGATTTTGCCAAACTCATTTATAACCACCACCTCTAGCTTTATAGGTTTTAGCCAAGAGTTGTGCTTTCCTGGCTGACCATTTACCAGCTGCGGTACCGTGAGTAGCTCGACCTAAAATAGATTTATATAATCTTTTTCTCATTGTTGGTTTGGTGTAATTACCAGCTGCGTTAACTGCCATAGATCAAACCTTTCTGATAACCAGTATCTCGATTGTAAGTTAATGTTTCTTTTCTAGGTTCATGAACATAACTGCAATGAACCCAGCCTGAGTTTTTGTCCGTTGGTTTATAGCATTCCAAAATCAACTGATCGAATGGTAGGTTACTTTCTATCCACCTGGCTAAATCATAATTGTCTATACCTGATACCTCAAAGTCAGCTGCCTGACCTTTGGCGTGTTGACTTTTAACTGTAGATCCAACAGCTACACATAATTCAGGTGATCTATATCCACTAGAAACAATGAATGCACCAAACTTATCTCTAATAGGTTGCAGAATATTTTCAGCTAATAGTTTTAAATTTTCTATGTGTTCTTTTTCAGGATAGTTATCTATACCTTTTCTTTCAGCTGTCTGACTTTTAATCATTTCAGCCAAGGTAAAATTTGTTGATAGTTCCATTATTTTTTTTTCCTAAACTTATCCACACCTTTCAATCCTAGTCCAGCTAGAATTGTGACGTATAAAACATTTTGATACCAATCAGGTAATTCATTTAATCTATCAAAACCTTGTTTAACTATGTCTTCCATACCAGGAATGAAAACTAGTATTACTGGGATAAGAACTATAATTGTAATAATCTCATCTTTCCAAGAGTTCTGAGTGCTCTGTGCCATGATAAGTTCCCACTTACTATCATGGGTGGCAGCTGTCTTCATTACCTCTGCTTCAGCTTCTGCTTTAGCTTTGGCAACAGCAGCTTTGCCTTTTGTTTCCTCAAGCTTTCTATCTAAAAAAGATGTAGCTAAATTAGCTAACGGCGTAAGAAATTGTATCATTTTTTACTCTTATCCATCCAAGCAGTTGTACCCATGTATGTTCCAACAATACCAGCTCCACTTATATAGAAGAGCGAACTTATCTCTGCTAGAGCTTCCACCCTGGGAATAGGAATTACAAACTGTGCAGCTGTAAATACACCCATACCAATTAGTGTATATCTCGCCATTCTAAGCTGTGCTAAATTTTTTCTTAATCGACTTTCGTTCTCTTTAATTTCTTTGGCTAATTTTATTTCCTCATTTGTAATTTCATTGTCTTTATTAAGATCATAAGAATCAATTATAGATCCTTTTTGTAATTTCTTTTGTGCCATTAAAATAACCTCGTGCCTTTGTTTACTAGAGTGGCTTTGCATAAACATTCATATTTACGCACCTGATCCCCAAGTTGCACTACCTGACCATGCAATCTTTTTTTAAAATAATTACAATTATTTACATTAGAAAATTTTATATCTCCACTATATTGTAAAGGATCTGTCATAAAACACATTAATATAAATGCAGCTTTCATCTACTTTCCTTATATAACCAAGCAAGCATAAAAATAAATCCAACAACTGTAAGAAATAATACTATCCAGCCTATAACTTCCCATATCTTGCGGATCATTTCTTGTCTTTCATAAATCTCTTTTTTTCGCTGTAGCCTAATCTCCTTTTCCATTTCTAAAATTTGGTTCCATGAATTGGCTCCATAGTGAAAATTCAAAAATGACTTGAGTTCCTGACGTTGTGCTTCTAACTTTTTCTTTGCGGTAAATGCTTCAATAGCACTTGCTTCTATCTCTTTGCCTTTAAATAATTTACGAAGTGGTGAAGCATTCTTCGCAGATTTTTCTGCATTATCAACATCTGAAACCGCTGACATCCAACGGCTCAAATCTTTGCCCATTGATTCTATTTCTCGACCAGCCATAAAACCAGCACGAATTGCACCAAAAGCTTTGGAAGCTGCTGTAATGGCAAGCCCAATTGATGCTGGATCCATTTAATTTTTTTCCTATTTTATAACTATTGACTAGACTTTTATTTCTTGTGCCATAATAAAACTAATACCTCTTTCAAAAGCAGAGTTATCTGTATCAGTTGCTGTTTTATTTAAATGCCATACAGCATTAGTACTTATACCTGATTGAACTGCTATTTTGTAAGTAATTTGAGAAGTAGAATTAGGTTCATCGTGATGAGCATAAAAAACAGTTTCAGGAGTACTTGCATAGTCTGTATGATAAAAAGACATGGAAGGAGCCATGATACCTACATTTCTGTTACCAGCAACTGGTGCTTTTAAATCAGTTGAACCACGTCTAAACATAAAATTTACATTGTGTGCACCATTGGCACTTACCTCACCAAAAACTTGTCCAGTTAAAAATATAATACTATTTGAAAATTTAGGAGTTATATTTACAGACAAACCAGTCATATCTACAACTTGATAACTTGTCATGGTAATAGTGTCTGTTGTACTAACAACTGTCTTTTGTGTCTGTATAACACTTCCACTAGGTAAAGAACTTAAACCACTTCCACCAAAATTTAATTTTGTTAATGCCATATTCTATCCTACTAAATGTCCACTAAATGAGCTTGTTCCATTAACTGTCCACGCAGTATCTACACTTGAAGATGCAGTAACTTGTATTGTATCATTGGCAGATAAGCTAAAAGTTTCTGATGGAGTATATGTTTGATATAAAACAGAAGCAGTTCCATAAATTGTATATGTTGCACCAGCATTTTGTGCATTTTTTCTCATTCTTACAGTAACAAAACCACTTCCTATACTATCAACCCTTATATTTGCTGTTACATGATAAATTCCAGTTACTGGAACTGTTATTGTACCACTACTTAAAGTACAACCACCTTGTAAAAAAAAATCATTGCCAGTTGTTTCATCAAATCCTATGACATTCTGTGTAGTAGCTGTTCTTGATTCTGATGAAGCAAGACTAATTCTCCAAGCTGGTATAACGGATCGATTTACAACACCATTACTGTTAATACTCAAAGCTGAAGTACCACTACTGTTCTGAATATTGTTTACTTTAATTATACTTGTCATAGTTTATCCTACTTGTTGAAATGTACATTGTGTTCCATTATCACCAGTATAAAGGCTTGTACTGCCTTGAACATAAACATGAAATGCAACTCTTTGTGTAGATACATCTGTTATTTCAATAAGTGACTGGCAAAAAGAAGTTGCCCAACCACCATCTGTCCATATTCCAGTTAAAGATCTTGTTAGTTTACTATAATTATTACCACTATCTGAGGAATATTTTATCTGTCCTCCAGTATAAGTTCTGTTGCCACCACTAGCTTGACATTGAAATTGAGCCTGAATTAAAAATTTACCAGTATGAGGAAATGTAAATATTCCACTACTGTGTGTCATTGATGCTCCTAGTGTTGTATGTGGTGCAGATAAAGTTGTCCAATTAGTTATTAACTCTTGTCCTGAAACTGTTACATGGTCAGCTATCTTAAACGAAGCAATAACCATTTTTGATGGAGTCATTGTACCATTGCTATTTACTGTCATAGCAGTATTAGTACCAGTACTATCTTTTATATTAGCGACTTCTAAGTTTGTTGCATTTATAATTCCACTCATTATGAATCCACCTTATAACCATAAATTCTTGATCTGAATGTGCCAGTATTTATTCTGCCACCACCTCCACCAGAATGATCTGCACATGAAACATTAAATTCGATTGTATCACCAACAGCTAGTACAATAAGTTTTTCAAGAATTAAACTTCCAACTCTTGTATATCCTTGATTTGAATTATGTGCATATTGTTCTTCAGCTGTAATTGATCCATTTTTATACATAGTAATTGCATAAGATTCACCATCTCCACCAATACCAGCAAAATCAATTTCTACTTGAGCTTTTATTATATAAGTTCCACCTTGATCACTTGGAACTGTAAATGTTTGTCCGTTCCATGCAGAATCTGTATCTATTTCATTTAAAGTAAATCCAGTAAGAGTTGTGTTTGCTCCTCTGCTTAATGTAATTAAAGCAGATGGCTCTCCATAAAAATGTACCATCTTTTTATTACTTATAGTAACTTTACCATTACTAGTCTTTGGCTCTATTGTATCTACAAATATTTTAGACAATTGTTAACACTCCATTTACTGTTAAGGTTTTACCATTATCAATAGTAATATCCCCAGCAACCATTGCTCTTTCAGATGTACCTATTGTTATGTTATCTGATATTGTTGCATCATTTATTCTTAGAGGATCACGAAACAATGTAGTCGATAGATGTGTACCTTGTACTGATCCAGTTGATGGTACACCACTAGACAAAGCACTACCCATCACAAGTATGTAATCGATAACATCACTTGCTGATAATGTTTCTGTAAAAATAATCTGTGATCCTGATATATTAAAAGCATCTTGTGGTGCTTGTGTTACACCATTGACAGACACAATACATTGCTCAGTTGTTCCAGGTGCGAAAGCTGCACCATTTCTTTGTAAGTTAAATGTGTTAGTTGCACTTGTAGTTATGGCATCTAATTTAATAAACTCACCAGTAATATTTTCTCTACCTACATAGGGCATAATTTATTCCTTTGGTTTCTCTGGAAACTTAAAATCTTTATCATTCATGCTTTTAAATTTCTTAGTTATATCTCTTAGTTCTTGTCTATATGTTTTCCATTTAGTTGGCATGGTTACATCTGAGTTTCCCATATAGTCTGTTTCAGACAATAATGAATTTCTTTGACTTCTTAGTTCAGCCAACTCTCTATCAGCTTTTCCATCATTCCATGCTTTTTCTTCAGCATCTCTTGCTTTCTCTTCTTTCGCTGTGAATTTTATTCTTTGACCATCTCGTAATTTATATCTTGCCATTATTTTATCCCAAATAACTTATATTGAATTCTAGTTATATTTCCATTTGCAGGAAAATATTTAATAGCACTTGCTCTAGCTAAATTATTAGCTTCAACAGTATGACAACCTCCACCAACCCATGAGCCAGAACCACCATCTTTAGATTGAGTAGTTTGAAAATTCATTACGTTAGCTACATCTGTTCTTCCATAATTATTTAAATATATTTGATGACCAAAATATTTAGTAAGTCCTGAACTATGCATAAGAATCATAAAAGCATAAGCAGAGTTAGCATTTACTTGATTATTTGTCTGATCTAATAATTTACTTTGAGTTGTATAATCACTTGTATCAAAAGAACTTTGACCCTCTCTTTTATGTTGAAGACACCAATTTGATGAACTACTGTGATCCCCTAAAGCTGTTAATTCTAAATAATAACTATCATAGCCAGTTGGTAATGTTATTTCAGTACTTGTTACAGTTGAAGCTGAATAAACATTTGCAATTAAATCATATCCAGTACCACTAACAGTACCAGTAAAAGCAAAGGTATCTGCTAAGTTCATTGATTCTGCTTGTATCTTACTTAATGCCATAATTAACTCTCATTTAATCCATAAAGCTGTGTAACTGCTGTATTAATATTTCCTCCATTTCCATCAGTAATAAAGAATATTGCATTTATCATTGATGTTCTTGTTGCTGAATTTATATATCCAGCACTTCGTGTTTCATATACATATCCATCATTTCTAAATTCAAAAGCATTAAATCTTACAACTAAAACTTTGCTTCTTTCTTCTGCTGTGTTACCAGTACCAGTTATTTCTATACTTGCATTACACCCTAAAGCAGTTGCACTATTAGAAGCATTTTTAAAAATTCTAAAACCAGTTGATGAGTTATCACTTCTAGTATCAACTGTTCCGTTATCTAACCTAATGGAAGTAGACTGTTGCCATACATGAGCAAGTGCATTACTACCATTATCTACACTAAATCTTAAATCTAGATCTACTGCATTTGTTGCTGGTACAAAATTATGAATTAAAATCTTATATGAATTATACGAAGATGTTATTTTATCATTAAAAAATCCTATACTTGCACCATTGCTAGAAGCATTACTTGCAATTGTATATTCTTTTCTTTGTAAAAAAGTATACATAGGTGTGTCTACTGCTCCACTTGCTATTTGTGCAGAGGTAACTGCATTATTAGCGATCTTAGCAGTTGTTATAGCATCATCAGCTATCTTTGCAGTACTAACACTACTATCTGATGGCACAGTTGTTTGTACTGCTCTTGCTAAATAAATAACATAAATATCGTCTGAGTTAGACACACTACCAGTAAGTGAAACTGTTGTGCCATTGACAGTATAAGCTTCTGTAGGCTCTTGTCGTACATTGTTTATATACAATGCAATGTCATTAGCATTAGCTACTGCATGAGTAAGTGTCAGACTTGTACCACTTGCACCAGTTAAGTCTTGCTTTAAAAGACTTGTAAATGCTGTGTCTACTGGGTTTCCTATATATGCCATTAGCTTATTGCATCCACTCTTGAAACCCAAACATCCAGGCTTGTTACTGTACTCGATTGAAAAAACATTCTATCACCACTTTGGACAACTAGCTTTGCACCGCCATCTAAAACTTGTAAGGCACTATTAGCTGGTATTGGTGCATCTTTAATTAAATAATGAACATCCGTAACTGTGATCTGACCTCCATGATTTGCATGATTGCCACAATAATAATATAAGGTAGACGGAGTAGAAGAGGACACAACTACAGTTAAAGTATTTGCACTTGAATCTCTTGTAACACCAGTTGTGTATTCAGACCCACCACCATGAGTTCCATCAGAAGTTGTAGACAATGAAAATGGATGTGCTGACGGATAACTAAAAACGTATGTAAAACCTTTTAACAATGTGATATGAGGTCTGACTACACCATCAAGTAAATATTGACTTGATACTACTGTAACTGTAATTGCAAAAGGATCACCAGTATTACCAGTAAATGCACTTGATGTCATAAAACAAGAAGCTGTTATGGCATTGTCTGTTTTGTTTGCCATATGAATACCAATGATTGTATTGTCGCTGCCAAAGTCAGATCCATTAGGTATGTCCTGGGCAATTGTGCCAATATTGGTTATAAAGTTTCTTTCAAAATCTTGTGCCATTTTTTACTCCTATAATGCAACAGACATTGCTATAGAGAACCCAGCTGAAGCACCGCCGCCTTCGACAGCAACCCATGCGGATCCGTTATAAAATTTTAATTTTTGATCATTAGAATTGTAGTATAGGTCACCAGCTTCTAAAGCAGATCCATCCAAGTCTTGTGTTGGATCTGAAGATGATGCTCCAAGATAAACATTGTCAAATGATGCTTTTGATGCAGCAGCTTGTTCTGCATAATACTTTGCAGAATATAATCCAGTATTTCCTATTGTTGTGTTTGTAGCAAAACTATTACCACCACCTAATGCCCAGTTTTTCGCAGATCCAGCATTAATTGTTGAACCGCTTACAGCATAAGCTTTTGAACTAAACTCACCTGAACTATCAACGGCACCAGGATTTATTGCCCATTCTTTTGACGCACCAACCTGGTTTGTAACTCCAGTACCACCCAAAGCGTGTGCTTCAGAACTAAATTTACCAGTACCAGCTACAACTTCACCAGTTGTTTTAGTTGCAAAATCCTCTGCAAGCTGTACGTTTACTATTGCATTGGCAGCTGACGTTGCACTTGCAGCAGCTGCGGTCGCACTAGTTGCAGCAGCTGTTGCAGAAGTAGCAGCATTATTAGCAGACGTTGTTGCACTAGCCGCATCAACTAATAAAGTGTATTTTGCACTATTAGCATTTGTTGTAAGAGGTTGTGAACCGCTAGATGTATGAGCACTATTAACAATAAATATATTATTGGTGCTTGTGTCTTTTACAATATCTCTTTCAGCATAAGCTGTACTAGCTGCCCAGTTACCTCTTGATGTTCCAATGGCAGTAGTGATTGTAATTTCACCAGTACTATCAAAGGACAATATTTTATTTGCACGATCAGTAGCACCAACAGTAAATTCTGTGCTAGTCATTGTGTTTGTTCTTGATATTTTTAATGATCGATCAATAGCTTCTTGCAGCTGTTGAGCAATCATTGTAATTCTATCGAGAGCGTTTTCATGACTTTCAGCTGGGAATGGGTCATTTTCTACATAATCAGTTCCCTGAGTAAGCGTTAAGTTTCTTCTAATTAAAACTGTTTCGCCACTTTGCGGTCTTTTGTCAGATGATGAAAAGTGTGCGTCACTTGCATTTCCAGTATTAAATTTAAATAAAACATTACCACCATTTGCATTACCAGCATTTGTAACTATGTAATCTGTATCTAAAATTTTTACTGTTTCAGTACCAGTTGCAGCTCTAACTATTACAGTTAAATCACCATTAGCAAATATTTTAAAACCGTAGGCAAAGCTGTGTTGTGTACCATTACCTGAATAACTATTCTTGGTTGTGGTGCTTGATATTGTCATTTATTTCTCGATTAATTGTAGTTTTTTATATATTGATTTTGTTGAAAACTTTTACTTAGTTCTTCGTTACCTGGCAAAGATAACATCAAAGGTATTGCCGCTTCGTAAAACAAATCTTCTGCATTTTCTATCATTTTTCTTCTACCGTCATCGTCACTTCTTAAATAAAAAGGATTTATCATTAATATTTTTAAATAATCTCTAAATGTGTACATACCGCTGCCACTTGATCCCTTGGCTTTAAGTCTTAACACAACTTTATTTTTTGCAAGATTAGTTAGTTGACCTCTTCTTATGTCATCCAAAGCCACACCTTTTATTCTTGTTTTTTCCTCAGTAAGAGGTGCACCTAATCTAATAAGCTCTTTATGATAGGGTTCAATTTGTTCTTCACCATAAGACATTCTAAATGGCGTAATGCTGTTCCAAACGGCTAACAATGGATTAACACTAAACGGAACACCACGCTCTTTTTTATAACCAAGCATATCATATTTATAAGCATATTTTTCTTCTATGCCTTTAACATAAGGTATAGTCATAACTTGCTGGTTCCATCCGTAAGCAACTGTGTCATAAAAAAATGTAGCAGCTGAATCACCATCAATATTCTTTTTAGTTCCAACTAAAGAATATGGTGTTGACTTTAATGGATTGTCTGTATTTTGACTATCTTCATAAAGTTTTTGTACGTCCTTTACAGAATAATATAAAGAAGGTATCGCTGGTGATTTTCTAGGTATAATCTTACCTTGACCATCAACGCCCTCTTCTTCATCTGTCAATTTTCTTATATTTCTTACTGCACTACTAAAAGGTATTGGAGCTATTCCAATCATGCTTCCTAAAGGACTATCAATTACAAGTGAAGGATCACCATAATCAAATGCCCTTATAATAGATCCTAATCCTTGCAAAAAAGGTAAATCTCTAAAATACTCAGCTGTTGCAAGTGTAGCTGCTGAAGCTAAATCTAATCGATCTTCAGGATCATAAAACATTGTTTGATTTTGAGCTGTACTAGCTGCAATACCTAAAAATGCACTTACTGGCTCCAAACCTTGATAAGAAACATAAACAAGTCTACCATTTGGCAATCCAGTTTTTTCGTTATACATAGGCAGCGGATCTCCATCTTTATCAGTTGGAAAATCTTCTGCTCTAAAAACTAAACTGTAAGGCTGCCAACCAGGCGGTAACATTCTTTGTGCTTGTTTATCTCTTGGATAAGATCCAGTTAATTGACCATTTAATGCATATTCATGAAACATTGCTAGTGTCATTGAACCTAAAGACATCTTGCCTAAAGCTCTTTGTTGTGCCCTTGCACCATTTTGTCCAAGTATATTTTTTCTTATTGTGCCACCAAAAACCATTGAAACTGCTCCAACTAAAGGGTGACCTTCACCTAGACGAAGTATACTATTTGTTGGTGCTTTAGCAAAAGGCATTAAGACTCTACCTGGAAAGTATTTTCGTATACCTTTAGTAAAACCACCAAGTAGTCCGTCACCCAAGTCAGTTGTCATCGTCACATATCGAGCTGCATTATCTAATTCATCAGATTTATATTTAGGATCTAGTAAAACCATCATAGCATCATCAACACTATCATCTACAGATTTACCTTTTGCCCTAGAATTTCTAGCTGTTCTTACAGCTTGTTCATAAATTTCACCACGACTTGATATAACTCGCCAAAAATCATCAGCAGCTTGTAAAGCCGTACCAGGATAACGTATTAGTTTACCAATTAAATCAATAGCTTTGCCTGGTGCCCCTGAAATATTAAGTGTTTCAGAATCAATAGCTCTATAATTAGCATTTTCAACTTTGTTTAAAATATCAGCTGGTACACCAGTTTTAAAAGTTTTGCCCATAACAACATAAGCATCTCTTAAAGATTTAGAATAACCATATACTCTTGCAAATAAATCTTCAAAGAAAACTCCTTCAGGGTTTACTTCTTTGCCAATTAACCTTTGACCAGTACGAACTGTTGTACCAATACTTGCTCCTATAATATCTGCCATCAAGTTAAAAGACATAAACAATGGCGTAGCCAACATATTTTTTAAATGTGTAGGTGCCCAACTCAATAAACCATTTACATATACTTCTTGCCAAATATTACCTAATTTTTGATACCATGCACCAAATACATATTTATTTGCATTTGCCTGACCGCCTTGTTTTAAAGCATCTAAATAGCCTTTAGCCATTTGAGTTGCTAATTTAGATCCACCACTTTCATCAAGAATAACTTGTGCTTGTACAGCTGGTATATCTGTACCAGTTGGTATATTGAAAGATTGTAATGCTCTAGCTATTTCTGTTTGAGCACCTTTAGCCTTCATTTGTATTCCAGCATGAATAGACATTTGTCTTCTAAATTTGACTAAGTCATTTGGACTACCATCCCCAGCATCAATTTTTTTTGCAAGTTCTTCTAATTTTTTTGCAGAATTTTGTAATAAAATCCTTACAGCTGTCATTTCTTCAGCGTTAAGAAGTTGACCACTTTTTTTATTTAAAAGTTTTTTTGTAAGACCTATTTCATCCGCAAGTAACCCTTGAGCTGTATCAAGCGTTTCTTTATTTGTTTTGATACCTCTTTTTTCCAGCTCTTGAGGATTTTTATATATTTCGCTAATAGTGTTGATAGCTCTGTTAACATCTGAACCACTTTCAAAATTATTAAAATTAAAATCTAAACCAGTATCACCTGACAATAAGTTTTTATCTTTTATCTCTAGGTAATCAAGTGCATCACCTTCATTAGACAAGCCAGTTTTAAATCCTTGTGAAGCTTTTTTAGCTGATTGATTTACTTCTACGTCAGCAGCTTCTTTTGCCAGTTCAACAACGTCCTCTTCAGGATCAATCGCTGTTTTAGCACTAAACCCAGCTTTTTTAAATCTTTCTGCACCTTCTTCCGTTAAAACTTCAGGCGTTAATTTTTCTTGTACTGATTTATACTTTTCACCTTCACCAAGTAAACCTTCAGTACTTGGTTCAGGAACTCTTGTAGTTGTGTCACCTTTTGACACAGAGCTGCCCATACTTGATTTGTCTTGTCTTTTTAGTATCTGACCTAAAGTGCCAATAATTTCTTTGCCTAATCCAGCTACCTGGACATTATCACTTTTGTTAGGTCGTGTACTAGCAAAATTAGTTACGCCAGTTTCTGACGCATTTGCGACTTGTTCTTCAACGGTTGCCATGAAATTCCCATAAAAAAAGGGATGTTCATAACACCCCTACTATATATAGTCTTATACCAAATTTTAGGACATTTGTGAATTTTTTTATACTAAACCCATCTGACCATCATTTTCAATTTCGTTATTATCTTGGAACATTTCAGGCAATGCTGCTATTTCTTCAGCTTCTAATTCAGAAGGCACATCACCATTGTAAACTAACTCTAAATAATTCTCTTTTGTTAATGGTATGTCATACTTTTTCATAAGAGCTATAAAACCATCCTCATTGTTCCCAGGCTGGTTTTTCGATACCTCCAGTTTCTCTTTCAATTCCATTTATAACCTCATCTAAAGATAATTCATTATTTCTATATTTATACCATAAACTGTCAATTGCTTCTACTTTTTTTGGTGATTGTTTCAATGTTGATGGAAATAATCCTCTTACAGCTTCCCAGGTAATTGATTGCATCTCTCTTGGCAAAACACCTCTTTCAGCTGCTGCTCTTCTATAGGCTTCTGCATAAATACTATATAAACCTTTGATACCATTTACTTTTGAATTTTTAGCTGCACCATTCCAATCAGGTTTTTGCTCTTTAACTGTAGGAGAGGTTCCAAAATTATGATTTACAATTGTATGTTTGCCACCAACTGGTCTAAGAGTAGCAGCTGCAACTGCGTGTGTATCAATTGTCACGTCACCGTTTTTTGAATTTGGATCAACTATATTATTATAAAAACTTCTAACCTTGTGTGCATCACCTAAAGCTCCTGATATAATTGCTTTGTCACCATTACTTTCTAAAGCAAGAATTGCGTTTTTAATCATAACATTAGAGTTCCATGCTGCTTTTGCATTTACATCTTTATCTGTTTTTACAACATCTCCAAAGTTACCTTCAGGCGTTATTATTTTAAAAGATCTATCATTGAAGGCTTCGTCATATATTCTCACCCATATTGCTTTTTCTTCAACTGTTTCTAATTCACTAAATTTTTTGCCATCGATAGCATCTAATAGTTTTTTGTATTGAGGTTTACCAAATTTTTCTAAACCCATTGCTCTCATTTTGGCATCGTAGACAAAATCTTTTTTATTAGTGACAATATCTAATGTTCGTTCTGCAAGCGAAACATTCATATACCAATCTTTTTGCGGTGATAAAGCTGCTAACACACCGCTTGCTGATTGTAATGAAACACCATATTTATTACTAAAATCTTGTGCAATTTTATTTGCACCTACATACCATAACTTTGACCTATTTCGTGTAGCTGGTGGAACTTTATCAAACAAATAAAGAAGATTATTTTTTGCATGATTAATATAAGTTTCAGCTATTTCATCAGTTGATTTGTTCGTTATTTCACTTACTTTTAAATTAGGATAATCACTTATTATTTTAATGTTATGATCAAACTGTGCTTTATTTGTTTTGCTTTCAGCTAGTCCAACAGACAAATAATTTTTAATAGGATCTTCAGTTCTGTTAACTGCTTGTGGGTTTCTTGGTGAAATAAGTATATCTGCAATTTTGCTACCTACACCAGCTTCTGCATCACTTGTTGCAACAGATCCAGCTACTAAACCTCCACCAGTTAAAGCTTTTTTCCAAGGTACTTTTCTACCTATTTTAAAAGCAGTTTCAAGTAAACCACCTATCGCCATGCCTTCTAAAGATGACTTGGCAAGTTTGACAGCTTCAGGATCATCTTCATATTTTTCAAATAGACCGCCTAACATTTCTCTAAAAGCGTTTGTGTCTTCTTCACTAACGCCTTCAGGATTTGAAATAAGTTGCCCTACTAAAGTTTGATCATCTGCGTTAAATGCAGTAGCATCAGCTATACCGCCCCACATTAATGACCTGGTAAAAGCGTTTGCATTTGTAGCTAATTTTACAAAACTTGCAGCTGGTATTGCTGTAGTACCAAACTGTGAAATAGCTTCTGACAATTGACCAGTAATTTGATTATCATAAGGTTTAGATAAGTAATCGTTAAATTTTGTATTAAGACTAGATGGTATTAACTGATTACTAATATCTGTTATAGCCTTTATCCCACTTTGTAAAAAATCACTACCCATAACTGGATTTTGAATGTCAAAACCTAATTTATTTAATCCAGCTGCTACAATATCAAATGGAGCACCTACGATTGTAGCAAGATTATAAGGTGTTTCTGTCATACCTTTTACAGCACCTTTTACACTTGCACGACCAATAGTATCTAAATAACCTTCTTTTTCTTGAGGAGGATCAACTAAATTTACAGTTGGTGAGATATCAAAGTATGATGCTGTTTCAGCAAGTTCATATTGGTTTTCTACTTCATCTAAATTATATTCGCTCATTGAAGGCTTACCTCATCTACTTTAAATTTTTCGTACAATTCAAATTTTCTTTTCATACCTCTTGCAAACAAGTCTGATGATGGAAAAAGTGTTGGATTGTTTTTTATATAATCTTTTGCAGATTGAAATGGTTTTTGTGGATCGTATAATATTTTATTTGTCATCAAAGTATTTGCAGAATCAATCTCATCAATCAGTCCTTGCTTCATAAGTTTTCTAAAATCAATTTCTTTTTTAGCGTAAATATTTTTTGCTTCTTGTATTGTGTTTCTGTAGTTAAGTGGTTTTCCATCAGCAAGTTGTTTTTGTTTCCATGCAAACAATTCATCTTTTGCAGAATCAAATAAAAGCTGTAAGTTTTTACCAGCTATTCCTGATGCATCTGAATTTTCATTATAACTTAATTTTGTTCTAAAAAAGTCTACAGCTTCTTTGTAACCTTGAGCTTGTTCAGCACGAAAGTTTGCTGAATATTTTTTATAATCACCATCGCTTAATCCAGGAGCTGTTATTTTAAGCAACTCAGCCGTTATTGAATTAGTACGGTCAGCATTTTCCATAGTTTCTATGGCTGAACGATCTGATTTGTCTGAACCTTTTGTTGTAACTTTTTCGATACCAAGCAACACCTCTACACTTTTTCTTTGAGCTGTAGTTTTATAGTAACCTCTTGACATTAACTTTTTATGATTTTCTTTAGCTATTGTTAAGTCATTTGCGTTATCAACATCAACATTTATTATTTTAGCAAATAAAGCATCATCAATTTTTTCTTTTTCTTCTTCCGCTTCTTTTAATAAGTTTGTTCGATCTTCATCAAACTCTTCTGCTGCTTTTAAAATTTTATCTCTCAATTTTACTTTGTCTTTTACTAAACCCATTAAAGTATTCAGCATGACATTGTCACTTTTGCCATCCACAATTTCCATACCAACTGCTAGTGCACTTGGTGATTGTTTCATTTCTTTCAGGACTAATCCATCAATAGCTATTTCTGCGGACGTATCAAATTGTGTTGAATATTCTTTTTCTTTAAAAGTGCCACTAGTAAGAGCTTCAAGTAAAATGCCAGGCTGGTTTTTATTTACTGAAAATATTTTTTTAAATGCTTCATTTTTATCACCAAAGGTTTCTGCGTTTATAATCGTTTGCACATTTTTATCAATTTGAGATGAAACATTTGCTTTATTTATTTCGACTATACGTTTGTTGTTTTCTTTAGTGTAATCAATAAAAGCTGCACTAAAAACATTTTGACCAACTAGACTAAATTTAGCTTTTGATTTATTTGATGTTAGATAAGGCTGCTTTGTAATTGGATTTATTTTCAATCCACTTTGATACTTTCTTAAAAGTTCTTGCATAGATTTTTTTGCTTTTCTTTCAGCAGTAACTGGATTGTCTTCTTTTAAGGCTTTAGTTTTTATTTCTTGCAATTCAGTTGTCAAAGCTTTTTCAGCAACATCAACTTCTGTAGCTGTTTCTATCTCAAGCTTCTTCATCCCTATTTCTGTGACAACATCCGCAATATTACCAATAGTTCTTGCCACAGCTGTAGCTGCACTTGGATTAAGTGATGCTGTTAATAGCCGTCCGCCACCTCTGCCCTGGAGAGATAATCCTGATTGTCTTTTGTAGGTGGGTACTCTCATTTAAGCCATCGCATAAGTTGTAAATGCTTTTCCAACAGCACCTATCTTCATTGCTTTTGCAGTTTGTTTAGCTTCATACAATGCTAGTTGCCCACGCAACCTGGAGTTAACTGCATTCTCTTTATAATCTGATGCAGTTGCAGCTGCCTTTCTTAATTCATTTTGATTATCAATTTCAAAATTCAATGCATTATCAAGAAGAACATCTAAAGCTGTACCGCTGATTGCAACATTGTTTTTTCTCATTGACATAGCAGAATAGTCGTTGAGTGCTCTGAAATCATTTCTAAACTTTACAGCTTCTCTAGACGCATCAAACAATGCCATCTCCGCCTTTTGCTCTGACACCAGGGCGTTCCTATCTGCTATTTGTTTGTTATATCGTCCAACGTCTTTCGTGCCTTCAGCGGCAGCGAAAGTAGCAGCTGTAGATACACCAGTACCTATTGCCATTAAAGTAGCAGCTTCTAATCCCATTATGTCACCTTTGAAAATAAAATATGATCTCTGCCATCAGGACTGAACTTCCTGACAACACCTTCTTTTTGCATGCCTAAAAACTTTATCCATCGATTAGCTTTATCCCAATCACTTCTGACATGAGCTTGCACTCGATGTAATTTATTTAAAGACATTAAATTATTTAAGTACTTGCGAATAGTTTTAGTTATTATAACTGGATATTGATTTACATAATCTGTTCCCAAAAACCACGCTTCTCCTACATTTTCCCATATAGGATATATCCCACCACACGCAACTATATTACCATTTATTACACCAGTAAAAGCCATGTTTTTAACAACCATCCCTTCTACAAACCTAGATACTTCTATAGGTGGTCTAATCTTTTCATCATTAACATCACCGCCTAAAATTTCTTTTGCGTGGTCAGCTTCAAAATCAACAATAATCATTTATCAAATACAGATACTGTTGGAAATATTGCCAATATTGTTAAAGGTAAAGGCTGACTTTGTTCAATCACAATCGTTGCGTCTTCATCATAACCACCTCTGAATTCTACTTTTTTATCACCAGTAAATAAAGGTATAGCTGTGTCCATGTCATCCCCTGAATCTCTAAAAGGTACAATGTCAAGTTCACTTGATGATGTACCTACTTTTAAACCTACAGATCTAAATAATCTTACTGTAACCTCAGATATTCTTTTTATTTTGCCCTGGGCACTACCTAGAGCAGAACCTGAATCAATTCTGAGTGTTTCAACCTTACTTGTAAAAGGTAATCCTATATGTGCTTTTGTAACGGATCTTTGTAAAGTTACAGCTCCTGAACTTACTGTTACATTAGGATGAATAGAACCATTAGCTAAAACTGAAACAGTTTGTCCTTCTAAATGATTTAGACCTGATATTGTAGTAGCAGCTGATCCGCTATAGGTTAATCCTGAATCCACAAAGAAAGCGTTGCTAACATCAGTACCAAAATCAAAACCTGATAATCGCTCAACATATCTTTTTGTTGCTCCATTAATTGTTCTTTTTACAATCATGTAAACTTCATCTTCATCAACATCACCTGGTATAACAGCTATAGATTCAACAATGGCGTTTCCTGAACCAAACACACCACCAATAATATGTCTGTGCCAGGCAACAACTTGTTCTTCTCTTCTATAAGTCATACATGACAACACGCCATCTGTACGAACTGTCCAAGCCACACTATCAGGCTCTTGCTGATAGGCAAAAGCTGTGATGCCGCCTTCAGTAATATGTTCTGCCAGTATAGTCATGTCAGGTGCTACATAACTATCTGATTCATTACTAAACACCAGTTCACGCAATTTACGTTTTGCACGCTGTAAAAACAATGTCGCATTACCTACTTGCATAGGCTGTATATCAGCTGATCCATAGGTTGTTTGTTGTTTAATCTGAGTGTTGTCAGGTTTTAATGGTTCATCAAATCCTGAAGCTCTTACAACAAATTCACCACCACTTGTGCCAACAATCAGCTGCCGTCCTGATGCCAGGTACCTAATGACATTAACTTCATTTGATCCTATCGTATAAACCAATCCATCATCAGGATTTGTGCCACGCTCAAAGTTTTCAAAATCACCACTTTGAGAAAAGAATATTGTTTGTGGTTGCTGTGACGTACCAGCGAATACAAGCCGCTGCTCATAAAAAGCAACTGCTCTTGGAAACCCAGTTGTATTTGAAAAAGCACCTAAAGAAAAATTACTATCTGCAATAAGATCACCTCGAAGTGTTTTATTACTTCCAGCACTTTCATTTGCTAAATCAATACCTGGTGCAAGTGTTATCACAGTATCAGTAACATCTACAATTAATCGACCTGAACCATTATTACTTGACGAACTACTAATGGTAATCTTCATACCATTTTCAAAACCTTGAGTTATAAAATCTCCAGCACTATCTTCTATACGGTCATTATGTTCTAACCCAGTACTGTCAGGATCTCCTTCATGAAAGGATATTGTGTTTGCGGTATACGATGGCATTAACTCAGAGCGTCCATCTTCTAATTCTTGAACAGCAGCTGTTACTGTTGTCGCATTAGTAAAAGCTGTGATTTTAGCAAAACCTTTATGAAGTTTAACTAATCTTCCAACATCCGTTGAAACAAATGTATCAGCACTTGCAGTTATTGTAACATTACCAGTTCTAGCACTAGCGGTTAATGTAGTATCTGTTAAATTCTGATCTAACATTGCACCACGCTGCAAAACAACTTCATTGATTGTCCATGCTGTATGACTTGTCCTGGTCAATTTTCTTGGTGAATGATCAGGATGAGCAATGTACATTACGTCAGCTGTTTGTGCGAACTTTATTCCGTCAAGTTGTGCTGTTGTATAAGGTGTTGCAAACTCAACTGGACTACCACCTGATACCACAATTCCGCCATCTTTATAAACTCTAAAATATTGATTTCCAAATTCTAATATATAGGCTTGTTCAACATTAAATTGAAAGGGTATTAATCTTGTCTTAGCTGAACTTGTTTTTACCTCACGAATAAATTGTGTGCCAGGTCTTCTGCCTAAACCACCATGAGGTTGTACTAAAAAATTTTCTACAATTTGTGCGGCATTGTCATAACGCCCTAGATCAGTACGTCCTGATAATCTAGGCGTAATTTCACCAGCTGTAAAATTTTGTTTAGCAAGTGTAACTTTTGCCATTATAACCTCGATGCAAGGAAGATATTACTTTCTGCTACAGTTAGACTTGATTCATTATTAAGTGTTGCTGGTGTACCTTCATTAGCATCGACAAACCGTGCTTCAACAAGTTTAGCTTTGTACATTGTATTGAGCTGCACCATAAGACTTGCTGAGTTAACTAGACCGTAGGCAATGTCAGATGCAAGTCGAGCTACAATTGTTTCAACAAGCAGCTGATCATATTCGTTTGGATCCTCAACTCTTGCTACATATAAAACTTTTACTTCATCTGAATTGACTAAAATTTTGCGTCCTTCAATTTTGTAAACTAAATCTTGATCTTGAAGTTGCAGAACTCTTAGACAATACGGATCATTGGGAAGGCTAAATTGTTTGGAAAAATCAAAGGCTGGTGTTTCTGTATCAGGTGCTAATGTTGCTCTTCTTAAAAGGCAGTTCCAAGGGTGTGATCTAAAAGTTGCATCACGGACAAAAGCATATCTTTGATTACAAATACGAGCTGACTTACTATCTTCAGTAAGATCTAAGATATTAGACGCACCAATTAAATTTAATGCTGAATTACATATATCGACTACACTTGGCATATAAAAACTCTTTTGTTAAATGGGGCAGCCTAAACTGCCCCTAGAGGATTATGATTAATCTAATGCGTAAAGCATTGTTAATTCGATGGTACCAGTAGCAGCTGCACCAGCAAGGGTGACAGTTACTGGGTATCCATCTTGATTAGCATCAATTTCAATTCCTGATCCTAATGCTAATGTTGCTGCTACATCAGCTTTACCAGCTGAAGCGGAAGAAGCTGCTGCCTTAAATTCATCTGCATCTAAAGCAACTGCTGTTCCAGCAGCGTTAGTGTAGGCTCCATGACCTACAGCTAAAGTTGTGCTTGATCCCAACGCATCATGTGCAAGTGAACCACTAATGATTCTAGCACCGTCAGGTAGGATAAACATTTCTATAACATCACCAGCTGAAAGTGATGATGCTTCGAACACGCCATGAGCAATACGAACTCTGCCACCTAATTCGTTAGCTTTGTTCTTTACGGAAGGAACCGCTCTAGCGTTAGTTCTTTGAGTACTAAATACTGTTGCCATTTATCTCTCCCTTACTCTTGACACGCAATTTCTATTACTTTTTCTTCTTCCATACGAGTTGCCCCCATGGTCATACAGTAATAGACTTGTGTTGCGTAAGACTTATCTGCTCTTTGGTCGATCCTAGCTTGAGGTTCTTTTCCAAGTGCAACCTTCATTCCGTCAGTTGCCCAAGCAAATATTCTTCTGTTAGAACTTCCATCAACTGGTAATCTGTTTGATACGATGAAATTAAAGCCAACGAAGGATGTAACGGCTCCGCTTGCTAAAGCTCTCACAGTATTAAAATCAGCACTAGTGACAGTTGTTGTGTTTAATAGATCGCTGATCTGCTTTGGTGATACAACGATATATCTCTGAATTGATGGATCGACAGAATTCTCATCGAGCTTCTGCTTTGCTTCAATCAATTTAGCTACGGTCAGACCAGCTGATCCATGTGCTATTTGATTTGAAGCTGGAAAAGAGGTTGTACTTCCACCGTCCTTACCAGTTTTTGCATCACCAAAAAAAGCTGCAATGATGACATCGTCCATTTTTCTGCCCATAGCAGCAGCAGCTGCCCTGGCATAAGTTGATGTAGGATCAATCAATAATCTGATTTTATCCTGATCATCCACCAAAGTGGCGTATTCATAGTCAGCCATTGTGACCATACGTCTTTGATGTGGTGTTTCAATCAACGGTGTATCCGCATTTCTTGTTGTTCTTTCAACAGCTGCGGTTGAACCTACTTGATCGAAAAACGCTTTCTCACCGTTAACAGTTTCAACATCTACGGTGTTTCGTAGAAGTGATCCCATTTGCTGTGAGAGAAGCTGCACATTCGCTGAAAATTGATTTACGAATGCGGTAGTTATCTGATTCGCAGACATAACTTTCTCCATTAAATTAAGGTTAAAATTTCTACGATTGGCTATCTGCTTACGCAGACCATCTATTACTTAGGGCAACTACTCCACCTTACGCAAAGGTTTGTGCTGTGGGGCAAACGCTTATCCACAGATTTACCCAGTTAAGGGTATTTTTATGCAGCATCTCCAGTTAATATTTCTTGGAGCTGTAACGCACGCTGAACTGATCTTGCATGGTCAGGATGATTTTTATCCCAGTATGCTGTGTTGCCAGGTGCTCTGATAGAATTAAGCTCTCTTTCTGCTTCTTCTAAAGCAATACCTGGTACACTATCACGACCTGAGAAACTATCCTCACCAATCTTTTCACCAATAAAATCACCAATGTTTGCAAACATTTCAATAACTTTTGGATGATCTCCAAGGCGTGTGCCATCTGCTAATTGTAATTCTATAATATCATCTGATGCTGTACCTTCAGGAACAAAGTAATCGACCACATCATTGCTTGTATTTAACTTTGCCTGGTATTGATCACCCCATTCTTTTTTTAAATCTGCTTCTATACCAAGTTGTATTTGTTCGATTTGTTCATCAGATTTATCTGTAGCTGATCCAACATATTCTCCATACTCAGTAAAAATGCCTACAGCTTGTTGTTGTGTCAAACCGTGTTTATGTGCCATTTGCCTAAAAAAATCTACACCTTCTTCACCAATTGTTTCTGATGGTTTTATTTCATAACCGTCAGGTGTATCAGGTCTTCCTATCTTGGAATAAAAAATATTCATTTCATCTTCTGTTGTATACTTGCCAGGTATAACAACTTTATCTGCACCTACCATTTTTTGTGCATTGATCAAAGATTTAGCCATGCCATTGATACTGGTATAACTGGCTAGACTTGGATCATTTCTTAATTCTTCGTCTATATGTTCTTTAAAATTGAATTCTGTTGTTTCAGACGTTGCTTGCCCAGCATCTACTGGAGCATCCGCTACCTGAGTTTCTTCAGACATTTATTTCTCCTTGGTTAAGTTGTTTATTATCTTTAATTACGCCGTGTAAAAAAATCACGACAGACCGCTGACCTTCACGGAATATTGTCTCATCGCTGTTAGGAACAAAGGTTGTTGTTTGAAAACTAAATCTTTTTTCTAAATCTTCTAAAACAATTCGTCCTTCAGGAGTAGAAAACAATTCTTTATAATTTTTTTTTAGATCTTCAGGGTTCATTGACCGCCACCTACAATATCAAGAACAGCTTCTTGTGTTTCAGGACTTACATCATCGACAGCTCTAATACCAGGTGCAGCTTCACCAGCTGCCTTGGCAAGCATAGCTTGTTGTTGTGCCGCAGCCATTTGTTCTTGTGCAGCTTGTTTAGCTTCACGCAATGAAGCCACTTCATCTTCACCACGAACAACAGAAGCTGGTACACCAGTTGTTTTAATAATATGTTTGGCAAGACCATCAACATCCAAGTAATCAACAACATTAGGATCAACTTGCATAAGTGGTGCAAGAAACTGAAACAACTCAAGTGATGCTTGTATATCGCCTTGTCTTTGTGCTTTGGCTAATGGTGATACATATTCAATATCAATTTCATTACCGCCCATTGTATCAGGTGCAACCTCAAAACCTTTTTTCCTGGAGATTAAATTAAATATTCTATCAATCAAAGGTCTAAGTAATTCTGATTGCAGCCTACCAGTAAGTGGTGCCAGTATCCTCATTTTTTCAGATGACTTTTGTATGACCTCAGTTGCGGTCATTCCTGGTCTATTGCCAGTAATAAGTTGATCAACATAAAAAGCAGCTCTTATAGCTGTTCGTCTTTGCTCAAGTTGGTTCTCTCCTACTGGATTGTTTGCCCCTATATTCAGCGGCTCAATTCGATCCCTCGTGCCTGATCGATAAAAATTTAAACCACCAGGTACAGTTCGTACTGGTAGAATAAAACCATCATCAGGAACAAGAAGGGGAGGATGTATCTGCAATTGAGCCGCCTGGATAACCGCTTTTGACATTTCATTAACCATTTTAATATCAGCTAATGCTGTCATAGCTGGTGACCTTCCATAGCCATTTTCATAAGATGATTTACGGAAGCGTGGCACCATATACGGAAACTCATCAAATCCACTTTCAGATATAATCTTTTTAGAATCAGGATCTAAATATATTGACGCAATAGGTTTATTCTTAGCATCAATCTTTACAGTATCTCTTTCATATCTTGGCATGACAATATGAAGCAGTTCAATCATGTCATACGGATCATCTTGAGATTTTTTTAATATTTTCTGACTTACATTCTCTTCGCCAAATTGTGATACCGCAGCTCTAGCTGCTATTTTAAATTCTCTAAATACAGTATCGACACGACCAAATTCATCTTCTGATACATAACATTCTGATATATGCCTGGTTGAAAATCGAAGGGTGCCCTCTTTATCCGTGTCAACAAACATTACGCCAGTTCCAAAAGTGACCAGGTCAGAATATAATTCATGAATAGCTTCATGAAAGTTTGACCGCCCTATCTCAACATACATAACGTCCGTTGCACGTTCTAACCATTCTTTTGAAACATCATCTGTTTCAAACTCATCGTCTGTATATCTCAAACTAAACCAAGGCGTACCTGAGTTCGTCAACATACCGTGCATACTTGATGCCATTAATTCAGCTGCAAATTGTGCGGTGCCATCAAAAATACGCTCTGAGTTTTTATCACCTGGCGTTCTTTTCTTTGTGATGTTCCCTTTATTGGGAGCAACAAAGTCACCAATTTCTTGCCAATGACTTTCCCAGTTACTTCGATATTGTTTAAGGCTGCCAAACCTTTTCATCAATATGGCAGCTCTTTGATCTACTTCAGCCATTGTTTAACCATACATTCCAGGTCTTTTATTCTGACCTAATAAACTTACTTTTTCTGTTGGTGCTTCCTCAAGCAAACCCTGACCACCAGTTACCCTAGCTGCCATTTGACCTTTCTTTTTAGCCTGAGTTGTTTTTACACGCTGCTGCTCTTTTGTACCTTGCGGCGTTACCGTAGGTTTTATTGGCGGCGGTGGTGGAGGTGGCGGCGGTGGCGGTGGTGCTTTTGGTCTTAAAAATCCCATATCATGCTCCTACTTGTGAAAAAGGGTTGTATTCCATCTCAGCGTGAATCTGAGGTGGTCGTACATTTTTTGCTGTTTCTTTTATACCGCAAGCTAAATACCTAAATGCATCAGCATAATGAGATGACCAATCATGAACTGGTGTTGTTCTGAATGTCCTGGCTCTTTCATTATATCCACGATGATATTGTCTTAATGCATCTAAACCTAATTTACATTTATCTGCATCAAACCAACACCTGGGTATTAACATCTGTGCGGCGTGTATTCCGTCTTCTAATGGCAGCTTTGGAACAACCCTAAAATTTAATCCTAAATCCCAGGCTATTTCTCTTCTTGATTTTCCTGATCCAAGTTCACGCACCTCAATATCATGGGGTGCATAGTGCTCACCATATAAATAATTTTTACTTGTCAAAACCTGAACGTAGTGCGGCAATCCCTCACCACGATTTTCATAACAATCTATAACATGAATAGCTCGACCTATAGATTGCGTAAACCATATTGCCGTACTATCACCAATACCTAAATCCCAAAAGGTATCAACCTTTACTGTAGGATCATAAGGCACCTTCGATATACGACCATCTTCCATAGCTACTTCTAATTCTTTACCAAAGATAGTGCCTGGTACATTCGCAACCCAACTACACTCATACTCTTGAGCGTACTGGTCATTGGTCATAGCTTCTTTAGCACTTCTTAATTCAGTAGCATTTAATATCGCTGTATCACTTGCCTTATGTATTGCCGTGTACCAGCCATCACTTTTGACAGCGTGTTCATACATCTCAAAAAAAGCATTCTGCCCTTTTGGCGTGCCTACAAAATAACAAAAACCTTCACGGTCAGATAGAGCTGGTCTAATTATCTCAGGAAATACCCTCTCAGGCATATCCGCCACCTCGTCCATGAAACAACCATCAAGGTAAATTCCACGAAGGGCATCAGGATTTTCTGCTCCCAGCAAGCTTATACGTCCACCATTAGGTAGATCACATCGCAATTCTGTTTCATGAAACTTAATACTAGGTATTCCACCAGCAAACTGTTTCAAATAATCCCATGCAACTGCTTTAGCTTGCCTATAAGTAGGTGCCAAGTAAGCATATCTAGGTGCCTTCTTTTCACATAATACAGCTGCTCTTAATAAATGATTGATAGCCATTACCGTTTTACCCATCCTTCGATGACATACAATCACGCCCCATCTATACTGCTCCAGGTTTTCATGCAACTTAGCCTGAAGTGTTCTAGGTTTATAAGGTATTACAATCTGCATGCGTGTTAGACACTCTCTAATCTGTATTTATGTATATAGAAACTGTGCCTGGTCTTTGGGTATATAGGGGTTTGCTGTACAGAATTTGCACCTTTTTTTGTGTACATATTGTGTACAGTAGGTCATCTTTCTATAAATAATTGACTACCACCTTACGATTCCTTTTTCCAGGGCATCGACCTACAAAGTCGTTCAGCTGGGTATCGATCTTCGTGCGTGTAGCTAGGACAACAGAGGATGTGTTATATATATAACTATCCTACTTTAACTTCACCATTATCCCAGCTCAAAGTAATACTATTATCTACAGCAACACTTGGTTCATCCTTCTTATCTCGAAGACCATAAGGCTGTATTCTAGCTAACGTCCATTTAAGAGTATCAATCTCTAAACGTCTTCTTTGTACTTCAGCATTGAGCAATCTATTATCTACACTTTCAGGTAAAGGCTGCACAGCTAGATCATTAATATAATCTGAATAATACTCAGCTTGTAGAACTCTACCTTTACGATAAATTTCCCACAGCTCATCATCATCCTGAACAGCTCTAGTAATAGATCTATAGCTTGGCATACCTTTTGTTTTACAAATAGTAACCAGGCTTTCACCACAAGCTAAACGGTTAGCTATGTTTGTCATCACTACTTTGTTGACTATCTTTGCCATAAAAAACCTTGCACATTGGACAAACAAACTTATCCAATGCAATTTTACATCGCTCACAAAGCAATAATGTCTGATTGTCTTTTTCTGTCATGACACAATATCTAGTGCCATTTTAATATAAATATGCCATATTTCATGTCATTCGTCATCTTTTATTAATCTTATAATACAACTTTATCAATGCATCTTGGTATCTTCTTCTTACTATTCTATGATCATTTAACCGCAATATCCTGGCAATCTTAGTCCATTGTATCCCTCTATCACGGTATGCAGCTGAGTGTGCAACTGCCCAAACAAGCTTTCTATCAGGCACATCCATCAATGCCAGGTAGTCTGCAATCTGATCATACTTTGTAATCTGTGCAGCTGTAGCTGACACTCTCATTTCACTTTTACCATCCCAACCATAACTACCCCATTCATTAACGTAGTCCATCCAAAAAGACATTTTCTGCTTTCTAATAGCTGGTGGTAGCTTTCGATCAGTTTCAGCTGCTTCCAGGAACTGGTCGTGCAACTGTTCTATATTTGTCATACTTTTTTTCCATCTCTAAAATAAAATCAAGCTTTTCATAATAGGACGCTGATTGTAGTCCAATGATAATATCTTTGTAATTTTCAGTAGAAAAATTGGGTCGCATCATTCTGAGAATACGATCTAAACGAAACTGCATTTCATTGACCTTGGCTTTCTCTTTAGCCAATCGATAATTCATATTGAAATTTTTAGCTGTCTTTTTTATCAGGTGGTCAACAGTAAACTTTACTGTAGACTTTGCTTTTTCTTTATTATTTTTATTTTGGAGGACATTGTCATGTATACATTGTTGTAAAGTATGTAGTAAACTTTGCTGTATAGACTGTCTGCTTACGATTTTATCTTTTGATTTTTTTTCGTCAATCATTTTTTTTCTTCCAATGCACCAGCTATATATTTGTAGTTCCCACCATCTACTGCATGATCCCTTTTATATCCTCCTACATCCCACCTGGAGAACTTTAACTCAGCTAAAATTTTTGCAGCTTCAGCTGGTGTAACATCCTCTTTTAACTTTTTTGATAACGTCAATGTGATTCGTATTGCAAAATTTGTAAATACTTCTTCATAGTTTCCATATTCTTTTCCACGCTGCTTTAGTATCTCTACAGCTTCTTTTGCTATTTGTTGTGGACTACTCAAGACCTAGCTCCTTCAAAGTAAAATTATCTTCATCATCAAACTCATCAAAGTCATCATACTTAGGCTTTGGTGTCTTTTTACGCCGTACAGACCTGGTCTTTAATCCAGGTACCTTTATGTCATTCACCATTTGATTAGGTGCTCTACGCAGCTTATTTAGATCCAAAAATTCCTGAAGTCTTGTTTCTATAGTATAAAATGAGTGTTTGCAGCTCATACATACCCTTCTGCGTTTCACCTGGTTATTTTCATAGGCTCGACTATCTTTGACCTGAGTAGGTTTTTTGCAAACGGTACAGTTCATGCACCCATACCTTGAAGCATTCGTTCAATTAACTTGGCTTGACTATTCTCTTTCAGCTCAATTAAATTTGATAAAAAAATTTTTAACTTTGAAATATTATCAATCACAGCAACAGCTGCTCCAGTATCTTCAAGTTTCTTATGAACTTCTTTTTGTATAGGTGTAGCTCTACCGCCTGGTCTTTTAAGTTCTAAGAATATTGAACACGGTGTACCGTTCCAAAAATACCTTGTAGGCACAAATAAACATAGATCAGGAAAGCCTGACTTCATGCCCATCGTCTTCATTTTAACATGATAGTTAATGTGTTTTTTTCCTTCATTAGGTGAGTGATGAAAGAAACACCCATCAGGTAAAGATGCATCTAACCATCCAACAACAAACTTATGGAACTGATACTCTGAGATTTTTTTTACCATCTTTGTGCAGTATAAAAATCATTAGGTGTAACTGCTCCGTCAGTAACTGTCATAATTGCCACCATAAATTTTGAGTTTGGTATCATGTGATCTTTATGACTTTTTGGAAGACAATATCGCCTTGCAACTGTAGCGTGAGCAACACCAATCAGCTTTGCTAGTTTGCTGTAACTTATATTATTTTTATCTTTGTATTCTTTTAATGTCATACACAACATTATATATATTTGACATTCACGGTCAATACGGTTAATAATTTATTTTACAGTATAACAGTAAATGACATAGGGGATTATATGCTTCGTGATACAATAAAGATGATGGGTACAAATAATAATTTAAAAAAGTATATTAAATCAGCTGGTATGTCGCACGCAGAGGTTGCTGAACAAAAAGGCATTGCACCTGAAAGTCTGTCAAGACATATATCAGGTCGATCACAATTTAGTATTCAAGATGCTATGGACTATGCAGAAATTTTAAACTGTGATCCAAGTGTTCTTTTATTTGAGCCAACTAAAGTTAAGGTGTACGGCACGGTAGTTGATGCACATACAGTAACCATGAAAAATGCATCTGATCCTGAACAATTTATAGCAAGTGGTTTTAGATTCCCACCTTTTGTTGGAGCATTTTTAGATACTCGAACTGACTATAATATTTATTTACAAGGATGTATTAATTTTGTTGATATAAGACCAATACAGAATCAAATGGTACCGCAATCATCATTTGGGAAAAATTCAATTATAAAATTATCTAATGGTAAAGTACTACAAAGATGTATATATCCCAATCCTGATAAAACTTTTACTATTGTTTCTTACAGCGGTAAAGTTGAAACAAATCAAAATTTAGTCTTTGCTTGTCCAGTACTTAGTCGAGTTGAAAGACCTGAATTATTAGGTGTTGAAATTATTTAATTGACATAATTAACAGTATCTGTCTATTATCTTGTAAACCCAAGAAAGATAGACAAAGGTGGTTAGTTATGACAGAATTCCCAACAGTTCCTAAGTGGGCAACATCAAAAAATTATATTTGGCATAGTAACCCTGAGAGTAGACCATTATGTCGCACTTACTTTGATAAGTGTGTTACTAGACCTAAATTAGATTTAGCCTGGTCAATTTTAAAAGGTGATAAACAAGGTGATAGAGAACTAGCACAAAACCAAGTAAAACTTTACAGCAATGATGCGGCGAAAGCAGCAGCTGGTCGTATTGTACAAAAGTTATGTGATGATTATCTTGTAACAAACAATGCAGATACAATTGAAGATGCAATAGCAGCTGGTCGAGAACTTTTCTCAGAGTATACACCAAGGGATTGGGATGATGACAAAGATAGATCACAATTAGATCTATGCATTATGAGTTATTCAGATGTATTTAAAAATGCTATTGAAGGAATAACTGAAGCACAAAATAAATTAAGATTAAATAAACTAACTGGTGAACAAGACTATATGTTTCAGGTGCCAGGTTTATCATTAGAGTATTTTGGCAAGCCTGACTTTAACGGTCAGATAGAACTTAAAACAACCTGGTCAAGTGTAGCAAATACCAAATCAGGCAAGAGAACAACAAGCATACCATCGCAGCCTAAATGGTCACACTTGTGCCAGGTGGCTGGATATTGGGCAATGAAGCAGCAACCGCAATCAATTGTTTACGCCAATGAAAATGGCTATCGAGTATTTGATGAAAGCAATTGTGAAAGACTGACAGCGGATGCATTAAAAAATATTTGGAATCACATCGTGACCAAATGTCGAATTAGAGAAAATCAACTAAAAACAGCTGAAACTGTACATGACCTTATACATTTGGTCGAGCCTGACTTTAGCCATATGTGGGCGTGGGATGTACATCCTGATGTATTAGCAGAAGCAAAACAATTATGGGGGTTTGTATGAATAAAAAGTATTTAAAATTAGCATTCCTTGAAGCTAATAAAGACGCAAAAAAATATATGAATGAGTACTTAAAACTAATAGTTGAAGTGCTTGGGTTTTTTATGATTTGTGGTTTTATGCTTTTTCTTTGGATAATTACATGAATCAAATCAGTATGTTTGAAGACCTGGATTTACCCAGGAATGTTAGAGAAGCTAGGTTTGTAGAATTTCATAAACAAAATCCTATTGTTTACAAGTTATGGGATAGATTTACCAGGGAATGTATATCAAGAGGTATGAATAAAGTTGGTGCAGCTTTAATCATGGAGCGTATCAGATGGGAAACAAGTGTTGCTATCGAGGACGCTAGACCTGACGGTCAAAAATTAAAACTTAATGATCATCATAAAGCCTACTATTCACGGTTATGGATGAAGAATAACCCACAATACAAAGGCATATTTAATACAAGAGGAGTTGAAGGTAGTGGAGTTTGATAAGATAATTAATCACATAAAAAATGTAAATAAAACTGATATTAAAGGTAAGTCATATACAACAGTTGCAACCAGGGTAGAAATTTTTAGAAAATTTTTTGGTTACGATTATTCAATTAATACAGAATTATTAGTTGATGATGAAAAAAGAATTTTAATGAAAGCGTCTATAATTAATAAAGAAGGTAATGTTATAGGTACTGGTCATGCTGAAGAAATAAGAGGGTCAGGATTTTTTCCACAAGGGGATAAAAGAAACATTAATACAACATCAGCTCTAGAAAATTGTGAAACATCATGTATAGGGCGTGCTCTTAGTTCTTTATCTTTACATGGCGGTGAATATGCTTCTGTAAATGAAATAGAGATAGCACAAAACAAAGAGAAAAAAATTAATGATAAACCAAAATTTGATTGGAACAAATGGGTAGATGATCAGATACAAAAAGTAAATCAATTGAATTCTAGTGGTCTTACTAGATGGACGGCAGATGAACAAGACAACCTTGTTGAACTAAGCAAAGTAGACAAAGGTCTACATTTAAAATTATTTAAAACATATAAAGAAAGGAAAGAAAATGCCAGGAGCACCTAATTTTAAAAACAGTAAGTTGAGATTGTTGGATAGTATAAATTCAACAGATCAAATATCAGTAGCATTTTGGTTAAACATTGATAACCCTGAGTTATCTGAGCAGCTTGAAAAGTATTATGCAACGGCTGGTAAAACACCAAGCATACAGCTGCAAAAAAAATTAATGAATGGATACGAAACCGTAGCAAGTGCAAATTTATTTTTGTCAGATGAAAAGAAAGCTATGTATCAATCACAAAGTAGCGAACCACCAAGAGATCAAACAATAGTAAACGGAGATAATGATGACGGTTTCCCTGGAGCATAAAACTTTATTTAGACCTAAAGAAGTTGCTATAAGATTTTTTGGAAACTTTAATGATACAAATCGAAAAAAAATCTACCGCTGGATTCATAACGGTGTAATAAAAACTATTGGAGATGGTGGAAGATTATATATTCCTAGAGCTGAAATAGAAAGAATAGAAGCTCATCTTGATGCTACTAATGATGTAAAGGTGGGGAGTTAAACCCCACCATACATTGCTTCAGCAGCTGCTGATCTAGCCTTGTCTTGTTTAGCATCATTCTTAACATAATGACCATACTGACGATAAGTAAAATCAGGTGTACCGTGCCCCATAAGAGCTGCTACAGTAGACCAATCTTCACCTAAACTAGATAACTGTACTGAAGCATAAAAGTGTCGCATATCACCCCATAAAATCCTATCAACACCAGCTGCTTCACAAACTCTTCTAATTAACTTATCAAGCATCTTCTGCATTTTAGGTGTGCCGTTAGAACTAGCAAAAACTAAATCATAATCAGAACTAAATCTAGATTGTAATCTTAGCTGCTTGAGTTGGTTCATAGTGACCTGGTCAACTGGTATAGATCTCTTACCTCTTTTAGTTTTAGGTGCACCAATATTTAATGTTCCATGCTTTACTGCACCTTCAACATTTATAAGATTGTTTTGAAAATCTATGTTGCTCCAGTTCAATGCACGCAGCTCACCTTGTCTTACACCAGTTGCAAGAGCTGTAATGACCATACACTTGTCAAATAAACTTTCAGAAGCTAAACCCTTACTGACAATCTTTTGAATTGTTTCAGGCTGTATTCTTGGTGCTCTATCAGAAATAGTAGATGACATACCCAATGTAACTTTATCCATTACATTGATTGATGCCCAACCTTTACGAACACAATAGTTAAGAAACATTTTTAAAAACTTAATTCTTTTCTCAGCTGTAGCTTTTGATTTACCTTCAGCATGAATACCTCTAAGCAATGCTTTAGAAATTTCATCTTTGTTCTCTTGCTTCATAATACTTAAATCATGATTCTTAAATGACTTGCCATCGATCTTGATAGCCAAAGTAATTTGAAATGATCTCAAGAAATCTTTGAAAAAAGATAATGAAACTTCTTTGTCATCCTTCCTGGTTTCTTGAAACTTAATAAATGTATCCGCCGCATCTGATACTTTTACAACATCAACTTTTTCTGCAATGGCACCAGTAAGAAATTTAGCCTTTAATAATTCAGCTTCTTTAAGAGCAGCTGATTTAGTGGAAAAGTTTCCATATTTGTTTCCTAAACCAACTCTTCTTGCATCTATTATCCAATGCTTCCTTGCACCCCAGTAATTAACCTTTAAATCTTTCATTATGCTACCTCTCTAACTGATTGTATCCATTGTAAAGCTGGTTTAGTATTCTCACCAAATGATCTATGATCATAACTACCACTAGGGCTTTCACCAATAACCCAGGTCAATAATCCATCATCACTTTTAGGTTTAGAAATTTTTTGTAATACAAACCCACAAGCTAATAATGAAGCTCCACTTTCATAAGGTCTAGTGTAAGTAACAACACATTTGTAACCCAATGCAAAACAAGCATTAACCGCTTTTCTTAAAAGAAAACTTGATACATTATTTCCTTCTTCTAGATCAGGTCTCACAACACAACGTCTAATTTCAACATGATCTCTTCTCTGTGACCATGCATGGCTTGAACAATTATCCACAGTTACAATACCTAAATAATCATCTGAAGGATTGTATCTATCAATAACACCAATAGTAAATTTATGTCTTTTTAAAGGCTTACTATGTCTGTGATATTTTAAAGTATAATTAGATGCTTCATCTAATTTAACTCTCTCTATCTCTAGCATTCTTTTCATAATTCTTAACTCCTTATGTATTAAATATAACAGCTAATGTCATATTTACAAGGTCAAAACAGAAAAAAATGGGTACAAAATGAGTACAAGATATATTTTTAAGAAATAAAATTTTAGGTTGGAGAGGTGTAAAGTATTGATATAGTTGAGTTTTTTAGTGGTGACCCCTACGGGATTCGAACCCGTGTTGCCGCCGTGAAAGGGCGGTGAATTTACGTCATCTACTACCCAAACAGTTGATTTACTTGAGTA